CACTATCATTCCATGTAGTAGTACTTCCTGTATCGGGGTCTACAAAAGCTGGGGTTGAACTAGAATAGTTGGTAGAACTGCTAACAGCAGGATCAGAATTTACGATGGTTTTTGTTGCACCACCAGAAACAACGGGCGTTTCCACCTTAATCGGTTCGTTATTTGTAATCGTGACTTTTTCTTTAGTATCAGGATTACTCCAAACATTTGTGGGCGTAGAAGATTTAGAGCTAGTTTTAGGCGTATCCTGCACCAAAGTACCGCCAGAATAGGATTGTCCATCATTAGGCGTAAAGACGTTTTTTACGCTTTCAGTGAAGCTATTGCCGCCACCAAATGTACTCGACCAAAATCCCATCAGACTTTTCCTTTTTCTTCGTTGCAGCGACGAATGCGGTCACGCAGATAAATGTAATTTTGCATAGCTTCCTCAATCGCCCTGCTTTCGGGCGGTAGACTTTCAAGTTCGTCAGCTAGTAGGTTGTTAAACCGCTCATCATACTGCTTGATTGAGGGACAGTATATTTCGAGTTGGGTTCTATAGACCGTTTGAGCGCAGCCTGTCAGTGACAGACTTACGATCAGTGAGATTATCGTCTTCATACTCTGTCATCGCCTTATAAAAGTCTGTAGATTTTTCTTGAGCCAGTAGCTCATCCATTAAGACTTTGTTCTTCTCAGCAGCCTTACCTTTTACCCTGCCCATGACGTAGATAATTGGGAGAGCCAGAGCCAAGGCTGCTATGATATAAGTTTTGATTTTACCAAAGATATTGAACATCAATGGATACCTTCTTTGTTGTCTTTAAATCGGGCATACATAGCCAAGGCTATTCCACCCAAAGCGCATATTAAGAAAACGGTTTTTAGCATGGGTGCGTAGGAGACTAATCCTTGGATTTGCCCAGCAACCTCATTCATTGCTGTGGCTGCTCCAGCGATACCAGCCCCTGCCATTGTCTTAGATTTAGCCAATGATTTAGGAGCCTCTGCTGTGGGCTTTTGGGGCATGGTAGGCCCACCCTCATCCGAAGGAAGCTGTGCATCTTTTGAAAAGATGGCGGCTTCAGCAGCCCGTCTGCGAGTTAGTCCACGCAAAGCCGTTAGCTTGCCGTCTACACGGGCTTTGTTCCATCGCATAATCTGTTCAGGTACAGCGTCATAGTCGCCCATGTTTAGTTTTTTAAGAAGCGTAGAGCTACGAAAATTACCGCCACCTAAGTTAAACACAAATGAAGTCAGGGCATCATACTGACTTTGAGTCAGGGGTACATTGACATACTTCTTAACTATCTTACCGTGTTCTTCTAAATCATCTGAAAGAAACTGCTCAGATTGAGCCATAGTCACCTTCATACCTGATCTAACGCCCTTGCAATGTCCCCAAGATATCGTCCATTTACCTGCTGGGCAGCGATATGCGTGTACCATACCATCGTCTTTTAGTTTATGCAGACCTTCAAATCTTTTGACTAGATCGATGCCTTCTTGTGATACTGATTGTGGATGCATTTTTACCTCTATGCCTGTCGCATACGCAGATAAAATTCTGCATAGGTACAGTTGTTTGGAAGATTAAATTGTAAGGGAATTTGCCACTTAACTAATACACTAATTAAATACTCTTGGCAACACTTATTCTTTATCTTCCAGTAATAATTCTAAGTCTTCGATGCGCTGAACTGCTTCTTGCAACGATGCCCAAAGCATTGGCACTAGAGCGCTATAATCAACTGTTTGGTAGACAGGAGTACCGTCAGCATCTACTGCATCTTTTTTTCCAGTAACGGCATACGGAGCTACTCTCTGTACCTCATGCGCTATGAACATTGCCCGTTCCTGATCTTCGTCTTCACGAATACCCTTCATCGGGGATAATGACATGAGATCGTCTGTCACATTATTCATATAGCCAGTGACGGTCTTGGCCCGATAGTCTGATGTGGTATTGTATGATGAAGCGGATACGCTTGAGGTGAATACACCTGTCCCGCCCACAGTCAGGTTTGTTCCTACGGAAGCAGTTCCAGAAGTAAACAGGTTTGACCAACGCTTGTTAGCCGTGCCAAGTGCAATCGTCCCATCGGCGTCAGGAGCTACGGCGCTACCTGTAGAATTATAATGGGTTAGGGACTGCCATACGGCTGCACCAGTAGCATTCCCTGCACAAATAAACACACGGCCTGTATTAGTGTTAACCCACATGGAGCCGACTACATAACCATCTGCACTGTCATCATTGGCGGTAGGATCAGAGGTTGTGGTGATGTTGTTTTTACCGCCCGTACCACCGTTGGTGGCAGGGAGATATCCTGTAACAGAAGTGGCTAGATTTATCTTTGGGGCATTGCCCGTTGTACCGTCATGGGAATGTCCTGAAGCTGCATCAAATGCACCTTGCACCGCATTAAATTCGTTGTTCAAGGGGGCAGCAGTGATGTCTAGAGTGTTAACAATACTACCTCCTGATTGTCTTGTGTAACCTGCCATTACCTTCTTCCTGACTGTGCAAACTCAAAAACCAAACCTTGAATTGAGTAACTGTTAAATTGACCTGTAGTAACGAATGTGGCCCGTGCAGCGTAGCCAGAGCCTTGAATGTCATTTACGATTACGGGCTTTGAAGAGCCGCCATATTTGACGTTTGTGCCGCCGTATTTGATCTCCCTACCACCATAAACAACAGGCGCACCTGTCGAGTTCTGTGTGTAATCTGACGGGGTAGAGGTATCTGGATCACTCCAATCATACTGAATGTTCAGGCTCATGGTGAATGGGCCTTCAGCCCGTATGAATGTATTAATCTTGTGGATTACTTTCCTGATTTCAGTATCACCAAAGTCCAAGTACGGGGTCGAGTAAATGGCTACGATGTCTGACCCTGCGAAGCTGTTGCCTTGCTCCTGTCGGTAGACCTTCCCATCGTGACCGCCATGAAGAACATACTCCGTAGCGCCGATAAATTCAGACGTTGTACAGGCAGGTTTGATACCCAGAGTTTCACCAAACTCCCAATTGATAGAGCCGCCTTTAAATGTCAGACCACCTAAGATGCCTATGCCTTCGTCATTAGCACCGCCGACAAAGAACCTGACTTGAGACTTTGATCTCACCACTACTGAATTGAGTGTGTCTAGGTTTTCGTTCTTAATGATATCAAGTAAGCGGCCTTGGATATTTTTGCTGATAGACTGTAGCTCAACGTCACCAATTCTGCTTGTACCTGCGACAGGGCGTATCCCATCGGGAGCCAAAAAGACTAGATCACCGCCTAGCTCCTGAACACTATCACGGGCAATGCAGCCTACGTTGGCAGTTACAGGGGTAATTAAGAATGAGGCTGCTGCTGAAGCGTCTGGGTTTGCTGCCAGTTTCTTAATAGCGTTTTGACCAAATACAAACAGACTATCCCTAAATGGTTTAAACTGTACGACATTGAAGCCCAGAGCTATTTGGCTTGATCCTGCTGATGCCGTCCAAGTGTAAGGATCATTTGGCGCAGAGTGGGCTATACCAGATTTGTAGGATTGATCACCGCCTAAGAATACATGGTTCTCAAATACGTCTACTATTTCAGGCGCATCATAAACCTGATTACCCCCTGCGCTGCTTGTGCCGCCGCTATTGGTAGATTTTATTTGTCGCCAAGTTGTGCCGTCGAAAACCGTTGCGTGATTAATTCCGTCTACAAAGATGATGATGCTGCCTGACCCAAAGTTAAACTGGCAGTGCCGTACCTTGAATATTGTCTTTGAGCCGCTTGTCGTGTTGAGAGTAAAGCCAGTAGAAATCTGCGACCAACCAGATGATGGCGTATGCTTCCAGAAGGAGTAAGTATTTGCGTTTAAATCCTTACGAGCGGCTATAATGTAAGGAGTTCCTAAAACCTCATTACGATACATAGCCAAGCCAAGAATTTTGCCCTCTGATGTGCTTGAGCTACCAACTTCTTGATAGTCTGTATCGTAGTAGTCGTAACCTTCAATACGCCTGTACCCACCAAACAGGCTAGGCTCATAGTTTATCAGACGGGTAGCACTACCTGCTGCATTCTCAGCTAGGTCTAGGTGGTTTTCGTTTGAATACAGACCACCAGAGCAAACCAGTTTATAGCTTTCTATTCGATCCACTTAAAAGTTTCCTGCAACCTGTACAACTCTAGAGCCACCACCGAAGGCTACTCTAGTGTCCCGTACTGATGAGAATTTGTTAATGTATTGGGATTTAAGGTCACCGATACCCTGTCTAAAATTAACTTGTGCGAGTTGGGCTGACTCAGGGTTATCCTTGAGCATATACAAATGGTACATTGCTCCATCTACTACCACAGGAGTGAAGGCATCAGGGTAGATAATATTGCCTGTTATCTGATCATTATACTGAACTAGCTCACTAGGAGAGAGGAAATATCTGAACTGGATGCGGTAAGTTTTATCGGGGGCAGGGCTA